ATTTTAGGAGACATGGGTTTAGCTGTTTGACTAGCTTCTACCATTTGGCCTCTAATAGGTTTCATTCTTTTCTTCATAGGAGCAGTAGTCTTAGCAACTGTCCTAGGTTTTTTAGGTTCAGGTTGAGGCTTTGTTAACTGTTTAAGTTTAGATTGTTTTAAAGCTTCTTCCTGTGGTTTCTTTTTTGGTAGTCTTTGTGTTTTAGGTTTCTCACTATACATTAGCAGTTACCTCCACATTCACCATTACAATATTCACACATGTTTCTGTCCTCCTATCTTGCCGTTACTGGCACTCCTTCACTACTTACAAATGGATGTTCTGCAAATGCTATGTAAATATGCGTTTGCCCTGAAGTATTAAATACCTGTGCAGAACCATTTCTAACTTTAATACCATTTGATAAAAAATCAAAATCTCTATTAGCGTCACCTGAATATTCTGTACCATCTGAATCTGCTGATACTCTAGCATTGACAACATTAAATGTATTTCTAACACTATCAAACAATCCCCCTTCCCCACCATCTGAACTATTTTTTACGAGTAAAAATGCAGGTTTAAATCCTGTATAAATAAAAGGTCCGTCTGTGTTTCCGTTTCCCGTATATTTGCCAAATTTAGAGTAGCCTTGTATTTCTGCGAAACAGTAGGCGACATACTTTTGACTACTACCATTAACATTATTATCTGTTGCTATAGAAAAAACAGAAGTTGTAGGCTCAGTATCTTGAAATTCAGACGCATCAACTGAAGCATTAGTTGTATCTAAATTTAATCTTTTTAATGCAGTTAAATTTGAATTATATACAACCCAACTTTTTGCATTATCTCTGTCTTTTATAAAGATAGAATTTGGTTTTTTACCTAGTCCATGTCCTATAGTTGCATTAGCACCAGTTCCTGTATAAGTCACAATACTAAATCCTGCGGTAGTATTAGCTGATACTGTAGATGTAATTGAGCCATCAGTATTTGAAGCAGTTGTATTTGAGCCTAGCCAATTCCAAGTCACATAGGTGTCTCCATTACCATTTATTCCTGAATCATTATCCATAGTGAAACCATCACTATCAAATGATTTTAATGAATTTGAATCTGCTAATTCTGCATTAGAATTATGGGTAAATAATCTTTTATTTGCACCTCTATTAATATCCCATAAGTTATTTCCATCAGCAGCATTTCTACCTTTAAGCCACACCCAATCAGGTCGGAATCCAACTCCTGTTATAGCATGACCATTAGCACCATTACCTGTAAACAAAACAGTATTAAAATATTCTGAAGGGTCGTCTATTGTTGTATATGCCATTATCCAAACTCCGTTAATCTTTTAGTACATAGTGCATAATATCCTGATGGTACTGCGTATTCAAAGTTACCATATTTACCATCTGTATTACCACTTGATATTGCATAGGGTGCGTTGCCAAAGTTAAATTCAAATGTAGCAGTAGCACTACCATTACCATTAGCAACTGCAGCTAATCCATTAACAACCCCGCTTAAAGAAACGTAATCACTTAAGTTAGCTTCATCTGCATTACCTGAACCATCATTCCATGAACCATTTTTACCAAAGTAAACTCTGTCATTATCCATATCTAAAGCAACCATGAGTATGTCTCCATTGCCATAAGCCGCTCCATAAGTAGATTCTGTATTTCCTGTCACTCTTTGATTACCATCAAGTTTTTCGTAACCTGCATAATTACCTTCAAAATAAGATATATCATCTTCTTTATCAGATGCTTCTCTAACTAGTATAGATGAATTGGTTGATGAAACATGTTTAACTTCCCAATACCACTTACCATTAGCAGGAGCAATACCACCTGCCGCTCCTTGTGTGCCGTCTCCCGCAGGAAGAACTACTTTACAATTTCCCTCACTAAAAGTAGGAGACCCTTGTTTGTAAAGAGGATTTAAAGTACAAAAATTATTTTGGCAAGTATCTTCTGTTATATCTGTAGCTGCAAGATTAGTTACTGCAAAATGATTATCTTGACCTGATGTATCAGCACCTATACCACTAGAGTTTTGACTTGTTCCTGTTTGTTTAAACTGTAAAAAGAAACCATTAGTGCCGTAGCTTCCTGTGTACCTTTTTGGAATCCAAACTCCGTTATCATCAAACTCTCCAAAAGATGTGGGTGTAAGTTGTGAGCCATCTACAAAATTAACTTCTGTAATATATCCATCTAAAGCATAATCATTACCAACACCTGCTGTTGGAGTAGCTACATAATGAGGTTCATTAGCTGCGTTTATATCTGTAACAAAGTTTTGAGGCGGATAGACTGGACTTTGAAAATCAGTTAGTTGAACTCCATTAACATATATTTTTACTCTATTTGTATCTGTTCCTTGTGTTGTGTCTACTGCCCAAACAATGTGATACCAAGCTGAAACATCTCTAAATTTTGCAGATGTATTTAAATTACTTTCTAAACTGTTTCCATCATCTAAGTATGCCTGTATTGTTTCATCATCTGTAAATCTTATATAACTAGCATTATTATTTTCAGCATTATCTGCACCAAAAAAAACCTGTCTTGTTCCAAAATCAGACCCTCTTTTTACCCAACCGCTCCAAGTAAAAGTTTCCTCTGTTCCTGCACTACTAAATGTTTTTGTTAAAACAGGTGAATCCCCTTGATTAAGTCTAAGAGAGTTACTTATTTCAAATAGCTCTAGAACTTCACCTGAAGGTCCAGGTATTGTAACTCCCATGTTACACTACCTCGTCTGGAAACTCACCTAAAGGTCTTGTTGTAATATTACCATCACTATCTGTTTCATAAGTTAATAAAGTGATTAATGCATCTACATCTGAACATCCATCTATAGATGTTTCCATCGCATTGACCTTTGTTCTAACTGCGGCTCTATAAGTTGCAATATTACTAGGTACAGAATAGCTACCAACATCTGCAGCTTTGATAACATACCAATCTGTGTTAGCTAGTAGTCCTGCAGCTTCTGTATTAAATTTATTTTTGTATAAAGTTTTTAAACCTTTTACTTTAACATCCCCTACAGATTTACCTTCAGGTATTAATCCGTTTGTATTATCTTGTGAAGTATATAAAGAATCTGCAATAGCTTTAGCAGTCGCTGTTCCATAACTACCTGTTACCCTACCGCTACCAAACGCATAAGTAATATTTGTATTAATATAAAATGTTTCATCTTTTCTATTTGTTTCATCTATTTCTACAGTATAGATTCCAATAGCATTTCTCTCTGCCTCAGTCCATAAACTATAAATAGTTTTAGGATATTGATTATCTCCTATTGTAATTCCTTTGTTTCCTTTGGGGAATTGTGTAATTGTTCCTGATTCTACTAATGCAAACATATATACTCCTATGATAAGGATAGGTTAAGACTTCTACCTACCTCTATAAATTTTGCTCCGTTATATCTAAATACAAAATGGTCTCCTTTATTTGCAGTTCCAGTTAGTGTTGGTGCTGTATCTCCTACAAACTCATATGCTGCATTGAAGGTAACTGTCCTTGAACCTGTACCATCTTGTATAATTAATAAAGATACAAACTGTCCTGTTTGTGGATTTGTTCCTGCTGCTAATGTTCTATTACCTGCTAGTGTTACTTTAGCTACAGGTTGTGTTGATACATTCCAAGCTATTGTGGAGGCATCTGTTAGTGTAGCCTCTGGGTTATAAGCCCCTCTTTCAAACTTTGTGTTAGCAGTAGAAAATACCATAAGGTCACTACCACCTAATTTAAAATCTATTTGGTCATCTGTATCTGCATGAAAACTTGTGTCACCATCTAAGTCTAATATTAACTCTTCACCATTTAAATCTCTGTTCATGGGTCCGCCAACTGCACCAGATATTTCTACGATAAAGATTGAATCTCCACTAGCAGGTGCTGTGGTAAAACTAATCTGTGTGCCACCTGTAGCTAGTGTATAGTCTGTTCCCGGTCTTTGAATAACACCATTCTTCGATACTAATAATTGTGCAGGTGAACCTACTTGTGTACCTAGATTAAAAGCAGTAGTAGAACTATTAAAAGTTCCAGTAAAACCTAAATCTGTAAATGTACCATTTTTAATTGATTGTCCTATGTATGCCATATTATTCTCCTGAGTCCGTTATTGTATTACCTGCAGCTACCCATTTCAGTATCTCTTGATAGTGTCTGTTTTCTTCTGAATGTGGAACTGACCATTCTGTTCCATCTTGTAAAATTACTTTGTAACTAAAACTTTCACCTTGATATATTTTTTCTACTGTACTAATCATTTATAACTCCGAATCCAATATTACATGAGCATCATCATCATTACTTTGTTCAAAAAATACTCCTTGACCAGTTGTTAAACTGCTTGTGGTACATCTTATTGTAAAGCTAGTTGAGCCTGATGTATCTGAATCTATAGCGACACCTGAAACACTAGATGCTCCACCAGCTTTGTGTATTCTTAAACTTCCACTACTTGTTATACTTGGAACTGTTCTCATTTCTACTGAATAAGGATTTATAGAACACATAGCCAAAGATGCACTGTCTGCAAAACCAGATGCTATTACTTTATAATCTCCACCAGAACTTGTTTGTGGATTTTTTTGACAATATCTTTGACATTTTTCTAAATTATTCGCATAACTCTCAAAAGGAAAACTAGGTATTGTGTTAGTGTCAAATGTTCCCACCTCTAATTGAACTCCTGTTAATGCCCAGTCATTATCAGTGCTTCCTGCTAAATCAAAATTTGTTACATTTCTATCTGCGTTAGAATTTGCTTCCCATGCTGTAGGTACAGCACCACCAGAAAAATTTGAACCACCATCTAAAAACCATTCTATAGTTAAACTTACACCATTATCATTATCAAATGCTCCAGTAGTATCAGCAGGAAAATTAATTATTTTCTTTTCCCATGTATCGGCAGCATCAATGTTATATGTACCACCTACTTGTCTTGAATTATCACCATCTCTTAAATTTACTTGCAAATTACTTCCTGTTTTACTTGCCTTCACCCAAAATGCTAAAGTAAAAGGTTTTGCATTAGCAGTGCCTTTCAAAAATTGTTGAAGATTTTGTCCTTCTATTCTTTGCTCTATTGTGGTTTGTTCTCCTGCACTACCTGCTGATGCTTCCGCAGTCGTGGTGTCTAATCTTAGTGCTTTTTTAAAACCATTTAAGTATGCGTTGCCACTTGTTAAAGACTCTTGAATTACAGTGTATGTGCCTGTTTCACACACAGTTTTAAATCTATCTACTGTTGTATAAGAAACTGCATTATGACTAGTTACTGAGGTCGCTCTTTGAGCAACTTGCATATCTCCATTAATAATTATAGGAGTTACGATTCTATTTCTATCTAATCCTGCATCTGTTACTTTTGTAATACTCATCTATCCTCCTATGGTTTAGTAGGCCAAGTTGCGTTCTCGCACTTCTCTACTGTATCTTTTCCTGCAGGTAAATCTCTTAGTGCTTGACGATACGTTGTCATATCACTACTAAGAGTGCTATCTGATAAAGCTAGATAGTCTGTCTCTGCTAATAATCTGTTTCTTTTTTCTCTAAGGTTAGCTATAGCAATATCAAATTCTACTGCTGTAAATTGTGCCTGTATATCTGATACACTAATAGGAGTTGTTCCATTATACCAAGTGATTTGATTTATATCATCTGCATTAACAGAAAATTCTGCGTTAGGATTTATTTTTAGTATTGCTTGTTCTATCATTATGCTAGTATCTCCGTTAATGTAATTACATTAATTGTTCTTGCGTGTTGTGAGTTATCACCATCAGTAGCACCTCTACCAAAGTAAGTAGTTCCACCACCAACAGCAGCAGTTTGTACTTTATACGTTACCTCCGAACTGGAACTGGGCGAGTCTAAGAAAGTTGTATTCGAAGGCATTTGTACAGTAACATTTATATATGCAGATGAAGTAAAACTTCTTGACCTATTACTAGAGGCATCACCTAAAGCAATTTGTGTTGAGCCTCTAAACAATGCTGTCGTATTATTATCACTTGCACCAATATTAAGGTTTAAAGTTACTAAAATTTTACTACTAGTTGCACTTGGAGTTATGGATGCAGTTAATCCTGTAACATCAACCAAAGAAGAAGAGGTAGTTGAAAATACATCTGTCTTAACAGTTTGGATTACTTGACCAACCTTACCACCACCTGCACCAGTTATTGTTCCTGTAAAGGTATAGTCATCTGCAAGATTAATGCTTTCTGATTGTATTTTACTAAGTGCCATGTTTACCCCTTGCTATTTGCATCCTTGACAGCCTTGATATGTGTGTACCAAGAACCTGTCTTATCTAATTTACCATCATCAATATCGTGGTATAGTTTATCTAATTGTTCTTCCCACGATAAGTATTTTGTTTTTCTTTTATCTAAAACGCCTGATAAAGTTTCTGCAGTGTTACCTGCTGTTTCATAAGATGCTATCTGTGAATCTGTTGGTTTAGAAAAACTATATGTCCATGTTTTAATATAATCGCCATTACCATCGCCATCATTTTGTAAAGATACTTTTGTGTCATCCCAAGTTGCAGAATTTGCCTCTATATATAATTTTGTTTTTGTCGCTAGTGTTGCCATATTACGCTCCTATTATCTTAAATCCACCAAAAAATGCTTCAGCAGTTCCTGCTAACAAAGTTCTTGTTCCACCTTGATTATGGTACGCTGTAATAAATACATATTCATCATCAGATAAATCAGCAATCGTATATACAGAGAATGAATCACCTGAACCTGCACTATTTCCTCTTGAAAATTTAGCTATTGCATTTTCAGCACTAGTTCTAATTTCTAATTCAAATTGATATACATTTGTATCATCTGGTCTTACATTAGCAAAAATTACATATTTACCTGCAACTCCCGGTGTAAATCTACCATTAGAAGTATTGTATGTACCATCAGAGTCAAATGTTTCTGAATCAAAACTTAATGTTGTTAAAGTAGTGTTTGCTACATTTTGAGTAGAACTATGAAATGCTCTAAATGCAGGTGTCATTGTTTGACCTTTGATTAATGAATAATCAATTCTTTTTATTGTACCTGCATCTGAAACTAAAAACTCATCTGTGTCTGCGGGTTCTGCAGCTAAAGCAGTTTGTCCTGATATAATATTATCGTTTAAATGTTCACTCTCTACTGCATCATCAGCTATCTTTGCTTCTGTAACTGCATCTGCTCCTAACTTAGCAGTAGTAATAGCACCATCTAAAACTTCAATAGTTCCTACTGCTTTTGCTTGATGTATTACATAAATATTATTTGTACCACTAGCAGGTGCGGCAGCAAATGTTAATGTAGTACCTGATAAACTATAGGCGGAGTTTGGGTCTTGACGGACATTTTCTACAAAGACTTCTATGTCGAATACTGAACTCGGTGCAACGTCTAATGTAAATGCAGTTGTACTGCCATTACCACTAAATCGTTTACCTTGTAAAGACTGAAACTGATTGGTTGTATCTATGGGTGTACCAACGTATGCCATTCTAGGTTATCTCCATTACTGATAAAATTATGTCTGCTGCTGCTGAAGATGTTAGCGAAAGAGCATCTGTTGTTTCCATAACAACTTTATTTCCTGCCAACAACTCAAGTGTACCACCAACAGGAACGGGTGCATTGGTTACTAACTCAACTGTTTGGTTAGCCTCATTGTTTGCTCCTGCTCTATTGGAAGTATCTGAAGCCAAACTAACTGTTACAGTAATTTGACTAGTTGTTGTGTTACCTATCATAATACCAAGAAGCACTGTTGTTGTGCTACTTGCTACTGTGTAAATAACATCAGCACTGGTTACTCCTGCTTTAGTTATTGTTTTAAACGTATTTGCCATCTATCCTCCTATTATCCTAATGCGATTGCCAAGGCTGTTGGGTCTTCTTGAGAAAATCCTTGTGCCGTCATTAAAGTTACTACTCTTGATAATGCGGCTTTTTTATTTGTACCACCTGCACCATCGTCTACTATAATTAAATCAGATGTTGTTAAATCTGCTCCAATATCTGTACCACCATCAATCTCTAATGCTGTTAATGCTACTTTACCTGCTGTTGATATTGTAGCTAATTTTGTATCTGCTATTGCTGCACCTGAAGCAACACTTGCATTAACAACTGCATTTGCTGCTAATTGGTCTGCACCTACAGCATCATCTGCTATCATTGCTTGTTCTACTGCATCATTAGCAATAGTTACTGCACCACTAGAAGCAATAGTTACATCTCCTGATACTGCTACTTCTTCATAAGAAGTTCCATCACCTACTAAAATTTTACCAGAAGTAACGTCAGGCATTTTTAATAATGCACCTACTGTCACATCATTATTAAACGTTGCAGCACCTGCAGCACTACCATCTATTGTTAAGAATGTAGTATCAACACCGCCATCAGTTCCTTTTAAGATAATATCTGTATCATTACCTTGTGCATCAATAGTAATATTACCTGCACTCGTTGCTAGAGTTGAGGCAGCATCACCTGCAGAAATATCATCTAAGGCAACGGCAGCACTTGTGTAAGCATTAATCTGAGATGCATTGACATACTTTGTTGTGCCACCATCATCTATTAAAAACTTATCTGAATCTGCAATCGTAATACTTGTGCCATCTGTAGCACCATCTATTTGTACCGCAGCACCTGAAACTTTATCGGCTGTAGATATTGTTGCTAGTTTACTATCGGCAATAGCTGCACTTGCATTAATATCTGCATTAACAATAACTCCTGAACCAATAGCTGCAGTACCACTTGAAATAGTTATGTCACCAGAAATACCACTTTCAATATAATTAGCAACTCTAGACATAGCTGCTTTTCTATTTGTACCACCTGCACCATCATCAACAACAATTAAGTCTGCATCTACTAACGCAGCACCAATGTCTGTACCTCCATCTATTTCTAAAGAAGATAGGGCTACCTTACCTGCAGTGCTAATTGTATTTAATTTTGTATCAGCAATACTTCCTGCCAACATAGAGTTTTCTACAGCACTAGAAGCAATAGTTACTGCTCCATTAGATGCAATAGAAACATCACCCGAAACTGCTACAGGATTAAAGTTAGTACCATCAGCAACCATAATATGACCACTAGTGTTAGTACCTAAAGTAATATCATCACCTGATACTGTTAGGTCTCCTGCAATCGTTACATTTTGACTAGCATCTATTGTTAAAGCAGAAGTACCACCTGTGGCCATTGTTATAACATCTGAACCACTAAAGGTAATAGATGTATTAGAATCTGCATCACCTGCAATACTGTCTAATTGAATACTTCCTACATTTGTAATAGCAGATTCACTAAAATCTAAAGTTCCTGTAACATCAAAGTTTCCGTCTACTGTTAAGTTACCTTCAATAGTTGTGTTAGCACCACTTAATGTAATAGCTGCAGTGGGTGTTGAGCCTGATTTAATTACTAACTCACCGCTAGAATTTGTTAAGCTACCAAAAGTTGTACCACCATCTTTAAGTGTAATATCTGCACCATCAGCATCTAAAATAATATCTCCACTAGAATCTAAAGTAATTGTACTACCATCACTGGTAATACTATCTAGTGCTAAACTTCCAACGTTTGTTATACTAGCATCACTAAAATCTAATGCACCGCCTACTGTTAATGTTCCTGATATATCTACATTACCATTAATATCAACTGTAGTAGCTGCTATCTGTATTTCTGTATCTGCTACTAAATCTAATTGTCCGTCTGCAGAAGAATTAATATATATTGCAGTATCCCTAAACTGTAATTTTTCTGTACTAGCGACTAAGATATCATCTGAAAACTCAAAGTAGTCTTCGTCTTCCATCCATTTTAATACACCATCACTAGTCTCACCATCAAAGGTGATTGTAATATCTGTTCCTGCAGTAGCTGCTCCGAATGTTAAAGTGTTACCTAATAACTTAGTTATTGGTCCACCTTCATTGGCAGTTCCATCATGGGTGTGTCCTGTACTAGCAGCAAACGCCGCTAATAGTTGGTCAAACTCTGCATTAAAATGAGATGCTTCGATAGTAGCACCATCAACGATTGTTGCGGAACTCTGTCTAGTATAAGTTGCTCCCATATGTTATCTTCTTCCTCCTGCTATAAATTCCATTTCAAAACCTTTTAAGGCTACTGGACTGTTGCTTGTTGCATCTAATATTTTTGCTGCAACTGTAAAACCACTTCCTTCAACGGGTTGTCTAATTAAGTTAGAACCTGTAGAACCATATACGGCTGTTCCAAAAACAGATTCTGCTAAACCATACTGTGCTATATTACCTGTTTGAGATAATGTATAGGGTTCTGGTTGTGGTACTTCATCATCACTAAAATCATACTCTAATAAAAAGCTAGATGATAATGCACCTGTTGGGTCGATATTCCAAATTACTTTTTGAAAACTTTTTCTAATTCCGGGGTCTCCCATAGTCATATCAGGTGACCTATAGATACCACTTATATTTACTGTTGTAGATGCCTGTGTAAAAACATTTCCTGATTCTTGTTTGTATACATAACCATCATAACCACCAGATATTATTGTTTCTGTTCCTGATATAAATGCTGAGTCAGTGCTAGAAACTTTTAAACCTTTTACATCACCATACTCAAAACCTAATTGACCTGTATTAGGATTAGCTTTAATAACAGATAATAATCCTCTAGATGAATCTTCCGCTTGTGTATCGGATGTAGGAAAAAATAATCTGTATTGTGATTTATTTCTAATAACTACTGAGTTAATATTATGTGTAGTTATTTCATTAATTCTTTTTTGTATTTGTTTTGATACAGTACCTAATTCTATATCATCAATTCTATCTGTACCTGCAATAGTTCTTAAACCATCGGGTGCTAGAAATACAACATCACCTGCAAGTTCTTGAATACTTCTACCATCTACACATCCAATGTTTCT